GCCGCCATGCCGGGCATCCAACCCAAGCGCGCGCCCGTGATCTTGGGCGGCGCGGTGGCTATCGGCGAGCTCATGGCGCAGACCGGCTTTACTGAGCTCACGGTGAGCGAGTCCGACCTTCTCTTTGGGCTTTCGCTCACGGCGGCGACGGCCCTGCCGGGCACCGAGGGCGAGCCCTCTCCCGTTGGTTGGAAACCGGCCATGCGCCCACTGCCACGCGACGCCAAAGTCGGCTAGACTAGACGGGCAAGACGCATTCGGGGGCGTGGCGGAATTGGCATACGCAGCGGCCTTAAAAGCCGCGGCCGAAAGGATTGTGGGTTCGAGTCCCACCGCCCCTACCAGCGCACTTCTTGCCGACGGCAAGTCGTCGGCTGCCGTGTGCCGCACATCCTGTATACTGTTTCATCGCGTCCCCATCGTCTAGCGGCCTAGGACGCCACCCTTTCAAGGTGGATATCGCGGGTTCGAATCCCGCTGGGGGCACCATTTGCATTTTGTACGAACCCGCTGGATGTCAAGTCTGGCGGGTTCGTTGTTTTCCACGTCGTAGTTCAAGGTCACTATGCACTCTTCGTCGCTCACGCTCGCCTGGTAGACGAACGCCTTCAACAGAGTCGCGTCGTCCAGGGCGGAGCCGCATTGCAGGAAGTCGGCCAGCCGCTCGGGGTCTATCTGATCGTCCCTGATCGCCTCAAGGTCGAGCTTGGCGCGGTCGCGCTGATGCTCAAGCTCCGCTATGCGCTCCTTCGCGCCCGGGGCGATTATGCCCTGTTCGATGGCGTTCAGGATGTTCTTCAGGCCGCGCTCGGCGGCCGAGAGCGATTGGGCGGCCTGCTTGCGCCTCGCCGCCACCTCTGCCCCGTCCGAGCTTTCCGCCACCATGCGGGCTATCCTCAAGGCCTCCTCGCGGTCTTGCAGAAGAGCCCGCAGCGCCTTGACGATCTCGCCCTCAAGCTCCTCGCGCCTGACGGGCTTAACGCATCCGTCGTGGCAGCGGTAGTACTCGTACTTGCGGTTGCCGCGCCCGCGCCCGCTCACGCCTTGCAGGTTGCGCCCGCAGCCCGCGCAGATCGCCTTGCCGGAAAGGGCGAAGTCGCCCCAGCTCTCCGCGCTGCGCTCCTTGGCCGCGCGTATGCCCTGTGCCTCCATGAACGTCACCTCGTCGATGATCGCGGGCATGCCGCCCTCTTTGACAACGCCGCCCCACTCGTAGCGCCCCGTGTACTTCCGGTTCTTCACCATCCGCTCGACCATCGAGTAGCCGCACGGGTTTCCCTGCGAGGTCTTGACCCCGCGTGCCGCGAAGTCGCGAGCTATCGAGTTGGTGGTCTCCTTTGCTATGCGCCGCTTGAACGCCTCGCGCACGAAAGCGGCCTCGTCCTCATTGATCACGTACTCGTCGGCCTCGTTGCTGGCGTAGCCGAACACGCGCACGCCGTTGGTCTTGCATTTGAGCGCGTTGCCCTCCATGCCGCGCCTCGTGCGGATCGCGGTCTTCTTCGACTCGCACGCCGCAAGGCCCTCAAGCAGCTTCTCGTAGATGATGCCCTCGGGCGAATCGGGTATCTGTTCAAGCGCCGAGACGAGCTTCACGCCGTGCTGGGCAAGCTCGCGCTTGTATATGGGCGCGTCGTACTCCCCACGGCTGAAGCGATCCATCATGTACACAAGCACTATGTCGCTCTCGCCGGCGTTGGCCACCATGCGCTGGAACTCAGGGCGGTCATCGGTACGACCGCTTATGGCATAGTCGCAGTACTCCGCGACGATGGCGTACCTCTCGCGCTGGCACCACTGGCGGCAGATGCGCAGCTGATCATCTATTGAGGCCTCGCGCTGCTTGTTGCATGAAAAGCGGGCGTATATCACCGCAGTTTTTGGCATAATTGGAAACGGCCTCCTTTCAGAGGTTCTTTAGGAAAGCCCCGCGGGCAGCGTTGCAGCGCTATGACCCCGTGGGGCTTCTTCTTTTCTATGCGTTGATGCGGCGCACGTTCTCGTATGCGAGCTCCGAGAGCAGCGAGTAGAGACCCTGGACGTCGAAGCCCTTCGGGAACTCAAGCGTCTTGGTCTCCGTCTGCACGCCTTGGACCTTGTAGTACGGGCTTGTGATGTACGCGAACGACAGCTCGGCGTGGTCGAAGCCCATACCGGCCGTCTCAAGGCGCACCCCGACGATGCTTTGGAGGTCGATGGACACGACCGCCGCCTTGGCGCCAGTCATGCCCTGGTGGTCGATGAAGACGATTCTGCGGTCCGTGAACAGCATCTTGTCACGCACGAGCGCAAAGCAGCGCGTGAACGACTCTCCACGCATGAGATACATGCCATATTGCTGCTGAGCGGATTCGGCCGAAAGTTCAGAGTAGTGCCCCATCACACCCTGCACAACGCCACTAGTGCCTTGACCATTTATGGTTTGCTGGTCACGGTCGATTGCATCTTGTACAGCGCTCTGCGCCTGCGACACAGCTGCATTTGCCATGTCCTTCATCATATCTTTCAATGCCACGGCTACTCCTTCCTTGTCGCCGGGAAAGCCTCGGCGATTCCGTTTGCTGCCGCAAGTAATGCCTTGCGGCCCTCTTTATTCATGGCGTTAAAGAGCGTTAGTAATTCGCGCTCGGCGCTTCCCATCTGTTCGCCATCGCCCTCTTCGAGATCGAACAGTTCACCAATTGTGCATTTGAAATACCGGGCGAACTCTGCCGCAGTATCCATATCAGGACTTGTATTTCCAAGCTCATAGTTTTGGTACGTGCGGTATTTAAGGCCGAACACGCTAGCAGCTTCTTTCTGGGTCAGCCCTGAACGCTGCCGTAGGTCTTTAAGGCTCATATCTCACCCCTAACTTAGGATAGTTGAAGCATACAAGAAACTTGTACGAATAGCAAACTTTTAGGGTTTACAGATACAAGAATCTTGTATATAGTGCCATTCAGGCACAAGAAACTAGTGCAAAGGAGGAAACAATGCTCAACAATCTTGTGTCCGAGCGTAAGCGGGCAGGCCTGACCAGAGAAGAAGTCGGTGAAAAGATCCACCGCTCCGAATACGTTATCGGCAAGTGGGAGCGTGGCGAGAGTTCACCGCTACTGGTTCCAGACGCAATCAACTTGGCAAAGCTCTACGGATGCTCTGTTGACTACCTCGCCGGGTTAGTCGAGGAGCGCACATCAAAAGGCGTTGCGGTCTAAATGTCAGCCGAAGAGGCCAAACAGAAGGAAGAGAAGCCCAAGACCGCCCGCGAAGTTGCCTTTGACGGCATGTGCTCGACAATCCGTCAGGCATACCGCGAGTGGGAACGCCAGCAGAAGGGAGAAGCGAAGGCGTGAAGCAGTGGTCTACACGTGAACTCAGATACCTCGAAGAGCACGCCGGAGACGGCGCCAAGCAGGTAGCCAAAGACCTCGGGCGCTCCATCGACTCAGTGAAGCATATGGCGCGGAAGTGCGGACTCTCACTCCGCAAGCGCAGGCAGTGCCCTCGCTGCGGCCAATGGACGTTCCGACCGCTCAACAGGGTCAACGGCTGGTGCATCGAGTGCACGAAGGAGCTTCACATGGCAGACCTCGCCGAACAGGCCAACGCGATGAAGGAGGAGGCGATCAGGGAGAAGAGGAATGGCAGGCAGCGCCAGCGCTACTACAGCCAGAAGAGCAGGGCGAAAAAAGCGGCAAAAAAGAGGCCCTAAAAAGCGCCCTAGCAATGACCTGCGAAAACACCGAAAGGAGAACGGAAATGCAGACAAAAAAGAAAGCGAGCGCCCCCAGCTTCCACACATCGGGCACCCGCTATGTAGCCGCCTCGAAAGAGGCTGCGACCATCATACCATTCGAGGGCAAGCGCCCGACGGCGCAGGAGCAGCTTGAGCGCTCGCAGTTCAAGGCGGGCGTCATGGTCGGCTTCCTCGCGGCCCTCATGATCTTCCTCGCCGTGCTCTGGCTCTGGGTCATCCCCACGATGGACCAGGCCGTTGCCGACGCCCAGCGAGCCGTGGGCAGCATGGCGGTGCTCAATGCGTAACGACGAGAGATACCGCCCCAAACCCCAGAGCAACCAGCTTGAGATCTTCGGCCTGGGCATGGCTGGCGAGCAAGACGTTGCCGAGGCCAAGAAGTGGATCGAGGCCAACCCCGAGGCGTGGCGGTTCATGCTCTCCAACGCCCGCCGCCTCAAGGAGAAGGGCTACGTGTCGATCAACTACCTGGTGAACATGGTGCGCAACGAGCTGCACGTTGGCTGCAAGAACGGCATAGCCCCAGCCCTTGCCCGAATCATGGAGGCGCGGTACCCAGAGCTGCGCGGAGCCTTCAACAAGCACCGCAGCCAGAGCGATGGGTTCAGCGAATGAGCTGGCAGCGCACCCTTGCGGCCACGGCGCACATCACCATGCACCCAGCAGAGCTTGTTGGAAAGCAGCGCCCTATGACCGACTACCGCAACCACCGCACCTACACGCCGACCAAGACGCTCAAGGCCGAGAAGGCCATCAAGGACGCGTTCCGCGCGGCATACGGCGAGACCTTCGCCGACCACGACGGCCCGGTCGTGATGCGGATCTCGACCACCAGGCCGCTCGCGAAGAGCAACCCGAAGTACTGGGAGGGCCGCGCCGACCTCGGCAAGCCCGACTGGGACAACCTCGGCAAGCTCGCCTGCGACGCGCTTAACGGGATCGCCTTCAAGGACGATTCGCAGGTCGACATGGGAGCCGTCACCAAGCGCCCGAGGTCGCCATACGGCACCAAACCACGCATAGACATCTACATCGAGTACTTCGTCGAGGAGTACGTGAAGGAGAAGAAATGAACGCCAAATACTTCGAAGAGAACGGCTTTGAGGACTTCCACGGGACCGAGTTCCACAAAGCAGTGCTCGACCACGCCGCCTGCATCGCGAACAACCTCATGTTCGACGCCACGCATCCTGACAACAACGACGGCGAGACGGCGGCAAACGCCTACCACGTGATGATCGCGCTTTGCGAGGCCGGGCTTTCCAGGATCGACGAGAAGTGCGTCGCCAAGAGCCGCGAGTTCATCGCCGACAAGATCAAGCCCGTCAGCGAGGAAGAGCGCGAGTTCGGTCGCACGTTCCTTGCCGCCGTTCTCGGCATCAAATAGGAGGTAACGACATGATCAACGAAGCCACCATCCAGGCGCGGTTCAAGCAGGCCACCGTGAAGGGCAGCGTTGCGACCCTGCAATTCGAGATCCTGACCGACAACGCCGACGCCTTCCGCATCATCAAGCAGAGCGGCAAGACGGTTTTGCTCACCGTGGCTGAGCAGCAGCAGGCCATGGACTTCGACGACGAGACGGGCGAGATCTATGGCTAAGGAAACCGAACCGCAGCAGGTCGAGGCAGAGGTCATCGAGGCCGAGGCCACCACGCTTGAGGTCACCTACACCGAGGCCACTATCGCTTCGAACATGGACGCGTTGGAGGCCCACGTGAAGAAGGTCGTGGCCGACTACGAGGGCGCCACCTACGACCTCGCGAGCGCCCAGGCCATCAAGGAGGCCAAGCACGACCGCAGCTACCTCAACGGCATCAAGAAGGAGATCGACGAGCGCCGTAAGGCCGTGAAGCGCGAGTACAGCAAGCCGCTCGACGCCTTCGAGAAGCGCTGCAAGCAGATCACAGCCATCATCGACGAAGCCGCTGGCAACATCAAGGCGCAGCTCGACCAGGCCGAGGAAGAGCGCAAGGCCCGCGCCTACGCCAAGCTGCAGGAGCACTACGAGGAGTTCGCCGGGCTTCTGGCCCCCGTCGTGCCCTATGAGCGCTTCCACGAGCCGCAGTGGCTCAACAAGACCTTCGGCGAGATCAAGGCGCAGCAGGCGCTTGAGGCCAAGGTGTCCGACGTGGCCAGAGACTGGGAAACGCTCAAGGCCCAGCAGGAGGCGATGCCGCACTACGCCGACGCGGAGCGCGAGTTCTTCCGCACGCTCGACCTCGGAGCCGCCTTGAACGCGGCGCGTCTGGCCGACGAGGAAGACCAGCGAATCGCCGAGCTGAAGGCGGCCATGGCACCCGAGCCTGAGCCGGAGCCTGAACCTGAACCAGAGCCTGAGCCAGAGCCGATCGCAGCGCCCGAGCCTGAGCCGATGCCCGCGCCAGTACCAATGCCCGCACCAATGCCGGCACCCATGCCAGCACCGGTCGCGGAGCCTTTGGAGGCGTGGACGGTCGAGGTGCCGAGCGCCACGCGATCGCAGATGCAGGCGCTCGCATCCCTGCTCAAGGCGCAGGGAATCACCGGAAGCATCCGCCGGGGCACGCCAGCCCAGGTGGCAGCGAGGATGGAGTAGACGATGGCAGAAGACAAGCACATGACGCTGGCCGAGGCCGTGGCCCAGGTGCAGCGATCCGTGGTGGTGCCCAAGGCACGCTACAACGCCCACGGCAACTTCTACTACCGCAGCATGGAGGACATCGTTGCGGCGCTCAAGGAGCCGTGCAAGGCGGCGGGAATCGCCTTCACGCTCAACGACTCGATCGAGCAGATCGGCGAGCGCTACTACGTCAAGGCCACGTGCCGCCTGTTCTTCGAGGACGGCCACGGCGAGCCTTTGGAGATCGATGCGTACGCCCGCGAGCCTTTGAGCCAGAAGGGCATGAACGAGGCGCAGGTCACGGGCAGCGCATCGAGCTATGCCCGCAAGTACGCGCTCTGCGGAGCTTTCGACATCGACGGCACGAGTGACCCCGACACCCTCATGGGTGACGGCAAGCCCGCCGAGAAGGAGCCGCCCGAGTTCGGCCAATTCATCGCCAAGTGCAAGAGCTGCGGCACCTCCTACCAGTTCGAGAGCCGCCAGCAGTACGAGCAGTTCAAGGCCAACCCCGGGTGCTGCCCGTCCCCCGCATGGCAGGTCGTGTAGGCCATGCAAGACCTCTACGCCGAGCGCATGCAGCTCTTCGACAGGCTCATGGACGAGCTTCAGGCGCTGCGCAACAGCGGAAGCCAATACGCCGAGAACGAGGCCGAGTACCGCAAGGCGCTGCGCATCGCGATCCTTGAGGAGCGATCCAAGGGAACGCCAGTGACGGTGATAAGCGACCTCTGCCGAGGACGTGAGGACATAGCCGAGCTGAAGCAGCGCAGGGACTGCGCCGAAGCGCTCTACAAGGCGAGCCAAGAGGCGATAAACGTGTACAAGCTCAAGATCCGAACCGTCGACGAGGACATAAAGCGCACCTGGTCCAACGGGACGGGCGAAGGGAGTTACTAAATGTCGATCAACAGAGTGAACATCAGCGGGAACCTCACGCGCGACCCCGAGCTGCGGGCTACCCAGGGCGGAATGCAGGTTCTTGGCTTCGGCGTGGCCGTCAACGACCGCCGCCGCAACCAGCAAACCGGCGAGTGGGAGGACTACCCGAACTTCGTGGACTGCACGATGTTCGGAAACCGCGCCGAGAGCATGGGCCGCATCCTGCACAAGGGCATGAAGGTGGCCATCGAGGGCAAGCTGC